AGCTAGAACAACAACTCAAGAACTTAAAGAACTTGAGGTTTGAAAATGACGACAAAAACAAAGACAACAAAGATTGATATAGAAGCTACTCAAGATAAAATCGCAAACACTTCTATCAATGTGTTAGGGTATTCGCTTACTCCAACTCAAATTGGTATAGGGTTTGGTATCTTGTCTACTATTATCGGAACTTTATATGGTGGATTCACTATGTACCAAAAAGTCGAAGAGATTGCTAATTTAGACATAGGTGCATATCAACAACAAATGAACTTAGTAGATGAGAAATTATTATCTCAACAGAAATTATTGAAGTCTATGGAATCTAACCTCAACGATGCAAAGACGAATATGTATCGTATAGACACGAAAGTTGGTGAGAAACTGAATAACTACGACACGAAGTTAGACAGATTCGAAAACAAAGTTGAAAAGATTAAGACTGACTTAGAAGATAGAATACAGAAAGCATTGGATAATCCACTTTCTGGAAGAAAGTAAGGAAGTGAAATATGTTTGAAATAATCACAGGTATTTTGCCTATTATGACTGGATTTGTTTCCAAGATGATAGCTGAAAACATGAAACAAAAAGCTCAGCAACAGAAAATGATGCTAGAAGCAATGGGTGCAAGAGAGAACTCTATCAATCAAGCTAGAGAATATGCTAAGAACGAATCTGCTGCAGCTGCATTTACAAGAAGAGTTATTTTCTTTACAATTCTCTTGTTAATCGTTGTTTACGTATTAGCACCAGTAATATTTGATGTTAAAACTGTTATTCCAGTAGTTTCAGAAGGTTTCTCATTTATGGGATTCAGTTTAACTTCAGATACTACTAAATTCGTAGAAGTAGCAGGTCTTGTTAAATACGAAGAAGTGTTTAACTGGGCATCTATGATAATTGAATTCTACGTAGGATCTCAAGTTGCAAAAGTGAGGTAATTATGCCAGTAAGGAAAGTCAAAGGTGGTTACCAATGGGGAACATCTGGCAAAATTTACAAGACAAAAGAAGAAGCTGAAAGACAAGGAAGAGCAATCTATGCATCAGGTTATGGAAAACCTTCCACTTTCAGAAATCTTCATAAGTAGTAGGAGACATATATGCCGTTCTATGAGATGCACTGTCAAAATGAAGAGTGCTTACATTCTGAAGATTTCTTAATGAAATGGGAAGAGATGAAAGCAGGAGTAAACTGCCCAGAGTGTGGCAGTGAGATGAAAAACAAAATTCGTCCTGTTATGTTTAAACCTTGTGGTGGTAGGAACAAAAATAGAATAATTGCACCAGATGTAGGTCCAAATTCTAAAAAGTCCAGAGCATATCAGAAAAAGATGGATGAGGCTAATAGTCTTGAAGCATACAAACCAGGAGGAACCTTCGGAACAGGAGGTGTCAATGGTTTCAAAGAAAGACAGGTTAAAGCTGAAAAACTACGCAAAGGTGAGACTAACTTCACCAAATAATAATTAGGAGAATTTTATGCATGACATAACAACACGTCATCCTATGCTTCTTAATGTTCTAGAACAAATTAAAAGAGCAAGAGATTGTTACATAGGCACAGATGCTATAAAAAGGTCTTCTCCTTTGTATTTAGATTCTTTCGATAAAGCTGACGAGGAATATTTACCTAAACTTAACGGACAAGATAAGGCTCAGTACGAGTCATACAAGAATAGAGCAGTATTCTATGCGACGATGTCAAGAACCGTTACAGCTTTAGTTGGTGCGATAGACAGAAAACCACCTACAATGAATAATACAGATTCTCTGGATTACTTCTTAGAAGATGTCACTGGAACTGGTGTATCTTTTAGAGACTTTGCTAAAAATGTCCAAGAAGAAGTTATGATATCTGGAAGAGCAGTAGTCTGTGTGGATAGAAAGAATTCATCAGATAATAGACCATATTTAGTTTGGTACAAATCAGAAGATTGTGTTAACTGGTTTTCAGAACAATACACAGACTTCGATGAGAGACTTACTGGAATGGTCTTCAGAGAATGTTATTATACAAGAGATGATGAAAATCGTTACAAGCAAGTAAAGAAAGATCAATACCGTGAGTTCATCTTAGTAGATGGTAAAACTATAGTAAATCTGTGGAGACCAGAAGAAAGAGGAAACGATCACGAGTACACAATAGCTGAAAGTTATGAATTAACAAACAGAGGAAAACCTTTAGGGTTTATTCCTTGTGTACCAATTGTGGCAGAAGGTTCTCCATTAGAAGCACCTAAGCCACCTCTGTTAGATTTAGCTGACATTAATATCGCTCATTATAGAAATAGTGCAGATTATGAACATGGAATGCATTGGACTGCTTTACCTACACCTGTTTTGACAGGATTACAAGGTAAGACTAATAAAGTATCTATCGGTTCTGGATCTGCTATCATTCTTCCTGATCCTAGTTCAAGAGCTATGTTCTTAGAATTTAGTGGTCAAGGTTTAGGTGTTATAAAGTCTTCAATGGAACACAAAGAACAGATGATGTCTGCTTTAGGTGCAAGAATGTTAGCATCTAGAATGGATCAATCTACATCTGCAGAAGTGGCCAGAATAAATATCTCTGGAGAGACAGCTTCTCTTAGCAACATCTCAAGAGCTATGAGCAGAGGACTTTCTAGATTGTTAAGAATGGTTGCACTATGGGAGAACATTAGTTCTGCTAAAGACATTTCTATACATCTGAACGAAGACTATGTTGATAGTAAGTTGGCAAGTACAGATATTACTGCACTTATGACTGCGTATCAAGGTGGAGCTTTGAGTTTAGATTCATTACTATGGAACTTATCTCAAGGTGAGAGACTTCCTACTGGAAGAACAGTTGATGAAGAAATATCGTTAATTGAATCTGATATGGATCGTGAAGCAGAAGAAGCATTATTTTATGAAAGTGAGGACATAAGCTTCTCAGGTAATAGGTTTGGTAGCTTAGCTGGTTCTGGAAGCAAGCAATCCGAATCCAACAATAATGAGGAGTAATTGTAATGGCAAGTTATTTTGAAGAAGCCTTATCTATGATATCTCAGAATAAAGTAGAGACTAAAGGCAGAAACATGGAAGATGTTTTAGCAGGAACTACAGCAGTACTGGATGTATCTCGAAGCGTAGAGAAACATAACCCAGGAATTATGTCACAGCTTAAAAAAGCTTATTCAAGTGTTCTTTACCCAGAGCCAGACCCTAAACTTCAAAAGTTAGATGCAGCTGTTAAAAACGCTATAGCTCCTAAAGGATTTATAGACAGAGTTGCTGAATCTTTTGATGCAGAGGCTGCAGCGATTGATAAAGCCATCGGTGGTAGGAGTCTTTTAGATAGAACTATCATCCCAACAGCAGTTGGTGTAGTTTCAGGATTAAATGTAGGAAGTAAGATTTATAAAAGCAGGATGGACAAGGCTCAATCAATATCTAAAGCAGGGTATGCAGCTGGTATGGCAGGAGATTCAAAACAAGCAAACAAATTGTTGAGAAAATCTGCTCTGGTTGTTGCTAATTCAGGGAATTTAGCTGTTATGGGAGCTGTGTCTGGTGGTCTAATTGGTGGGACAATAGCTTATGTAACAATTCCAGAAGTAGAAGCAGGAGTACGTAAAGCAGTCGCTGGTGTTCAAGTTGTAGCTGGTGAATCTTATAAGACTGTAAAAGCTGAAGCACAAGAAATTTTAGATTCTGCTAAAGCATTTGGGGACAATGTTTCTATTGAATCTGCTCAAAAATATTACGATAAGGCGATAGAAGATGCAGGAGAAGCAGCAAGAACTAGTGTTAAAGCTGCAGCAGAATTTGGAGATGGATTAGTTGAATCTTTTGGTTCTGTTTTTAACGAATATAAAGATTCTATCTCAAACATGTCATCTGGTGCTAAACAAGAATTAATATCTAATTTTAATTCTGCAGCAGAGATAGCTGAAGACAGTAGAGAACGAGTAGATGAAATTCGTGAAAAGTTAGTACGGAATATTCAAGAAGATAGACAACTAAGTGATAGTTTATTAGAAGATAATTTTAGAGCTATGGGAGAAAGTAACCCATCACTTGCTCCTAGTTCTAATGATCCTAGAATTATGAGATCTTTGGATCTTATTGATGAATCTAGAGATCTTCTTGATGAACTGAAATCTATGAGAAACGAGAATGCGAAGGAGCTACAAAAAGCGATTGGTGGTCTTCTTGAGAATAGAGAAGCAGATGGATTAATGAGTGCTCCAAATCAACACCTATCTACTGCGGTACAAGCATTAATATTGAAGAATAAAGAAGGAAGAGATGTTATAGAAGATGCAAGAGAATTAGCAGAGGAAAATTCTAAATACATGGTCGCTTCTTTCAATCTAGGAACTGGCGAAGGACTTCTTATAGAGGAAGAAAAATCTTGGGGTCAACAGCTGGACGATTTTGTTCAGTCATTCTCTGATTCTTCTGAAGAGACTAATTCTAAAGCTATGGATCTGTGGAGTTCTTCTATAGATAACATAAATGCTTCAGCTCAAGTCGTTGCAGAGACTGCTAACGAATTGGGAATGGTATGGGTAGAAGGTTACATACGTGAAGATGGAAACAGAGTAGAAGGTTTCTGGAGAAAGATGAACAATTAGGAGATTTAAATGGCATCGCTAGAAGAACAACTTATAAGAGACGAGGGTCTTCGTCTTACAGTATATAAAGACCATCTAGGTAAACCTACTGTAGGTGTTGGTCATCTGGTGTTGCCAAAAGATAATCTTAAAGTCGGAGATAAGATATCCAGAAGCAAAGCATTGGCTTGGTTCAGAGAAGATGTTAAGGTAGCAATTAAAGATGCTAAGATATTCTCTGGAGAAAAGAATTGGGATAGGATGTCTCAGAATATGAAGAATGTTGTAACTAACATGGCTTTCAATCTGGGACTACCTAGACTAAAACAATTCAAGAAGATGAGAGCTGCACTAGACAATGAAGACTATGAAGAAGTGGCTAATCAGATGTTAGACAGCAAATGGGCTAGACAAGTACCTAACAGAGCTGGCAGACTTATTAAAGAAGTTTTGAACGAAAAATCTCAACTGAGCAATGGAATGATTTGGGTTGAAGGATATCAACGTTCAGACGGATCAAAAATTGAAGGTTTCTGGAGAAAGAAATCTGAATAAACACATTTTAGAGAAAGACATATAAGCTTCTTTATCAATGTAATAGAGGAGAATAAAAATGTGGAAAGCACAAGCAGCAGAGAATACTGCTAAACTGACAGAAGCTGGTATGGCAGGAGTTACTGTAGGAGCAATCATGGGATGGCTACCTGCTATCGCTGCAATAGTTTCTATTGTGTACTATGGTATAAAGATTTATAAAGAACTTACTGAAAAGTAAGTACTGTTGTATCTTAAGGGTTCCACCATAATGGGGTTCCACTACGGAGATAATAATGGCAGACGAAAAAATAGTTTATGGAAAGACTACCGATAAGGTAGCAGACAGATTATTTGATTCTATAGCTAAACACTCTATCGAGCTACAAAGAATGGCTAATTACGTAGAGAAAGACTTAGCAGCAGAATATATTAAACTGTCTAAAGAGCTAGACGCTGTTTTAGTAAAACACGAAGCAGGTGTGAGAGTTACTAAAGCAGGAAGACAAAAACTTCTAGCTAAAGTTATTCAAGAAGGTGAAGTAGCTATTAAGAAATCTGGACAAGCTCTAGCAGAGTTGGTCAGAAATAATTTAATAGAAGTAGGAAACTTAGAATCAGAATTCTCTGTAGGATCTATAAATAAAGCTGTTACTGGTAAAGGTAATGTTGCGTTTATTACTAACAAATTAGGTCCTAAAAAGATAAGCAGTATAGCTGACAACCTGATTGTTCAAGGAGCACCACAGAAAGAATTGTGGGCTAGACAATCTACTAACTTAGTGAATAAATTTAAAGATGTGATAAGAACAGGTTGGGAACAAGAACAAGACATCGCAACAATATCTCAAGCAATCCGTGGCACTGCAGCCAATGGATATAAAGACGGTATTATGAATGTTTCCAAACATCAAGCTAACAGCTTGGCTAGAACCTCTATTGCATCAGTTGCTAATCAAGTCAGAGAAGAGACTTACTTAGCTAATGACGATGTCATACAAGGTGTTCAGTTCATCGCAGTGTTAGACAACAATACTACTCCAGTTTGTAGAGCACACTCAGGTGACAAATGGGATATGACACCAGAAGGTTGGAAACCTGTGGAAGGTGCACATAACTATGTTCAGCCACCACTACATTTCAACTGTAGGTCAACTCTCATACCCAGAATGTATACTCCTGGAGAACTGGCAAAAAGAGCACCAAAGAAATTGAATCTAGTTCCAGACAAAGAGAAGAAGAGTCTTGGAAAAAGATTAGGAGTAAGAGTCTGTAGATCACCATGTAAATATACAGACGCAGATGCTTGGTTGAAAACTCAACCTGTAGAATATCAAAAGAATGTTCTAGGAAAAGCATTTGATGCATGGACAGTAGGTAACATTAGTTTTAAAAGGATGGTAACTCAGAAAGGTAGAATGAGAACTACAGAAGAGTTAGCCAACATCTACAAGCAAGAAGGATTAATTCCTGAAGGAATAATAGCTCTGAAGACAGCAGAAAAGTTCAAACCTTACAAAGGTGCTTCGAAAGAGTTTAGAGATCAGCTTGCTAAGACTGAAAAAGGTGAGTTTCTTAAAATGGAAGAGAAACTTATGACTGGTCAGACAGTAACAAGAGCTGAGAGTGATAAGTTTGGGAATATCTTAAGAAATGCAGATCCTACTGATCTAGAATATAAAAATTCATTTGCACCTACTAACTTCAACGAGTTTTTAGGTAACAAAGCAAAAAGATTAGCATTCTATAATCATACAGCTAAAAGATACGAAAGAATC